GTGTAATTCATTACCTCCTCGTAGATCCATTCTCAAATATTGGAATGTATCAAAAACACATATATCTAAAGGTATGTATGTGCGACGTAATGATGACGGAACTGTTAATTTTGAGATATTGAGAAATTGTGAATACCATTGTGGAATTCAAATTGCGGGTTTATTAGAACCAATTAGTGCTTTTTTCGGTAAGATTTCGAGAAATACACAATCTGGTGATTGTGGATCTTTATTGGTAAATTTAACTCCATTGGGACCTGTGATTATGGGATATCATACTTTCGGCTATAACAACACTGCTGGTTATGCTCACGTTACGAAGTCTATTTTAATTGATATGATAGAGAATCTGAACAAGATTGCAATTTTACCCTATGTAGTTCAAGGAGGTGAAGGGCCCATGTTGAATACTAAAGATAAGATTGTACCTATACTACCATTACATCATAAAAGTGTTTTTCGATATATTGAAAATGGTACTCTTGATGTGTATGGCTCAATTAACGTGCCTAGAATCAAACCAAAGAGTAAGGTTACCTTAACTATTTTGAGTGATGAAATTCGTAATAAATTCAATTTGATTAATAATTACACTAGTCCACATATGGCTGGATGGGAGCCTTGGAGAAAGAACGTTGTTGAGATGGTTCAACCTCCTATTAAGATGAATAACATTATTTTAAAGCATTGTGTGAAAATGTTTACTCGTGATATTATTACATCATTACCAGAAGGATGGAAAAATGAATTATTTTTCTTAACTAAACTCGAGAGTGTTAATGGTATTAATGGCATAATGTTTATCGATAGAATTAACGTCTCAAGTTCTATGGGTTTTCCTTGGAATACCACTAAAAAGAAGTTTGTTTCTTCAACCAATAATAAAGAGAATCCTGATGAAATCACTATGGATGAAGAAGTCTGGGATCGTTATGATGCGATAATCTCGAAATATAAAAATGGGGAGAGAGCTTTTCCAATTTTTACAGCACATCTTAAGGATGAAGCTGTAACCAAAGAAAAAGCTGCTATTAAGAAAACTAGATTATTTGCAGGTGCTCCTATTGATTGGTCATTGGTTGTTCGATCAAGATTATTATCATTTGTACGTTTGGTACAGAAAAATAAATTTATCTTTGAAGCTGGTCCAGGCACTATTTGTCAAAGCATTGAATGGCAGAATATTTATAAATATTTGACCCAACATGGCAATGATAGAATGATTGCGGGAGATTATGG